CAGATGAGGATAAAGTGAGTTCAAGTCAAACGACACTACCCATTCATGCATACCCGTCTGCGGGTCTTTAACATATGCACCAATGATCTGCTTATCTTTATGAGTACGCTTGTTCTGTGGAACAACGATACGCTGATTGATAAGATAATTGTGAATGATCACATCCCACAACCGCACAGACGTAAAAGCATCAACAAAGTTTACCTTACCATCATATGCGATAGCCATAACCTGTTCGATGAACTTCAACTTATCATCGAGACGATCAACAAGATCAACGTCCTTGATGTTGTACTCAATAAACAATTGATAATTATTCTTATACAAACCAAAGAGAGATTCGTATTCAGAATAATCTAACTTGCGTTCACCAAGTTCAATATGAGCAATATGATCTAGACGATATGACTCTTGCATCGTGAAGCTAAACTTCTTATACAATTGCAAGTAGTCCAGCATAGCAATACCTGCAGGAATGTAGACAGTGTTTTCCTGACCATTACTATTATATGCTGTGCGTTCTTCAACAAGGTTCCATGGCGAAATCTTCTTTGCCATCGCCGTACCAAGAATTCTTTTGATACGATTGTACATATACGGAATATCGAAGAACTCAATGTTCCATCCAGTAACGATATCGGGCGAGAACCAATTGGAACACCACACATCCAAAAACTTCATAAGAAGTTCTTCTTCATCCTTGCACTTGATATACTTTACCTTTTCACGTAGAGAAGGTTCAAGCTTTGTCTTATCAAACACACCACAACCAAGAACGACATAGATATCATCCTTCTTCATTGTGATTGCAGTTACTTCTTTATCTGCAGTTTGAATATTTGGAAATCCCTGATCAGCTGCAACTTCGATATCGATGTTTACAACAGAGAGTTGCTTTGGATCATAATCAATTTCACCAGAGTAGCGATCATTGATGAATGGGTATACATAATTTGTGAAACCATAGATATCGAAATTGGATACGTCTTCATAACGCTTCGTGAACTCACGAGCATCAGAAGGAGTATCGAAATCTATACGAGACACAAACTTACCATCAAGAGTTCTCCAAGGAGTTTCTTCAGTCGATGGTAAAAATAGATATGGCTTATATGGAATAATTTCTTGAATCCGTTTGCCATCTTCATAGCCACGGAGAAGAATTTCATTGCGATATAGGTGAACGTTTGAATAAAATTTTGACATAGCACATCCTATAACATATATGTTTTCATATCAAGCATAAAATTAGAGGGGGATTTCTCCCCCTCTATGTCACGATATATTTTTCACAAAACTTTCCATAGCAACAGGATGTATATCGATTCGTTCCATACCTAGCGATTTCAATTCTTGATCTGATAATGAAGTGAGTTCTTCAACAGCAGACCAATATCTTTTAATCGCCAGATACCATTCTAGCGTAGAATTTAAATAGATCATTTTCTCGTTTCTTTTTTATTCGCTCAAAAACTTCTTGTTCGATGTTGTCTTTGGCGAAGGTTCATCTGTGATATCAATCTTCTTGGGCTTCTTATCCTCTGGGATAATATGCTCAAGCCAAATCTTCAAGATACCATTAATCATCTGTGCATTGTTGACTACAACATTATCTGCTAGAGAAAATGTGCGAGTGAATGCACGGTCTGCAATTCCTTTGTGCAGGTATTGCGATTCGATTCCGTCTTGCGAAACAGTATCGAGCGTAGTCTGTCCTTTGATAACAAGTTTGTTATCTTCGAGTGTAAGTTCCACATCTTGTTTTCCAAATCCTGCAACTGCGAGTTCAACAACATAAACATTCTCATCCGTCTTCTTGAGATTAAACGGCGGATAATTTATAGATGATGATGTCTTTTGAATGTGATCAACCGTTTCTTGAAACTTCTGAGCAAGCTTGTCAGAACCGACAAAAAACTTACCAAACTTTTCCAGATCGGCAAAAGTGTGATCGAACTTGTAGTTATTCCATTGAGTAGTCATAGTGATTCTCCTGTTAAGCGAGAGGTTGAAATATGCCATTCAATTATGCAATGGCATAAATATATTTAGGTTGCCTACAGCCTTTTTTCAAGTATAGGAATAAAAAAATGTCGGATATCAATAAACCAACGGAAGATTTTGCTTCGTCCAAGTGGAGACCCTTTATGGGCTGGACATATATGTTTATTTGTTTATTTGATTTTTGTATTGGACCTATCATGAACGTGGCTTTTTCTATTATCACAAAAACTCCACTGCAGGTATGGAAGTCTTTGACACTAGATAATGGTGGACTGTTCCATCTTGCGATGGGTGCAGTTTTAGGTGTGGCAGCATTTGGAAGAACGCAAGAAAAAGTTGCACGAATGGAAAATGGAAATCCTTCACCGCCTATGGGTGCACCTCCAGTTTCTTCTTATGCAATGCCCCCACAGGAACAAATGGCACCTCCAATGGCACCACCTATGGCTCCACCATCAGCACCTCCAGCCATCAATACAGAAACTAATAGTGTATCGATGACCGTACAGGGTGATATTCCATCAAAGATGCGTGGAAGATTTAGATAGAGTTTAAACTGTATCTATATGATTCCTTGATATAAAAGTTGATGTACTCTGCATTTTTATCAAATCTTTGTACATCATCTACCCATTTCACGGCATCTTTCTCAGAGATAAAATGAATCTTATCCTTGATGGTAAGCCCTTCAAGGAATCCCCTTTTCAAAAGCTTTTCAAATTCGACAACATATCTGTACGAATTAGGATAAATGCTACTCATTTGTCTCTCCCATTGTTGAGCCATGACTAATTGTGTAGAAAATACAACATTAAAACGATAACACATGCCATCCAATTAATTGCTGCTAGTGTCAGTATAATCCTTATAATTTCCAATGCGATAACCTTTTTGTTAGTGGTGCCCCTACCAAGATTCGAACTTGGAACGATTCCGTTATGAGCGAAAGGCTCTACCATTGAGCTATAGGGGCATAATTGTGTTACTCTTTCTTATCACCAAGAATATTGAGCAGTGCCATAAAGATATTGATGAAGTTGATGTAGAGGCTGAACGCACCAATCACACCAGACTTTTCTCTTTCAGCACCTTCAGTATTATAATAAATCTCTTTTAAGTTCTGAGTATCAAAGGCAGTAAGACCAGTGAATACAAGAACAGAAATACAAGAGATAACGAGAGCAAATACACTACTCTGCATAAAAACATTGACGACTCCTGCGATGACAAGTCCTATAACACCCATCATTAGAAAGCTGCCCATCTTTGATAGATCACGCTTTGTTGTGTATCCATACAAAGAAGTTGCACCAAAAGTAGCAGCAGTGATAAAGAACACCTGAACAATACTGCCCATCTTAAAGATCATGAAAATTGAACTCATGCTCAATCCCATGGCAGAAGCAAAAACAAAAAGAAATATCTTTGCTGTGTGTGGCGTGATGCTATTCATCATTGCCATGAAACCAAGACTCAATCCAAGAGGAAGAAAAATCGCAACCCACTTGAAAGGAGTGCCCCAAATAAGAGACATGATTTCGGTATTCATAGAAATACCAAGAGAGACTACACCGCTAATAGCAAGCGCAACAGTCATATAATTGTAGACGTTTAGGAAAAACTGACGCAATCCTAAATCGTATTCCATAGTCTTAACGTTTGCAGAATTTTGATATGTGAACATTCAACTCTCCTTAAAATGGTATTACATATTCTTCGCCATGGTCTAACAAAGCTTCGAGCATTTTCACTTTGTTCCTGTATATATCTATATGGGAAAAATCATCCTCCCATATAGAATCTGACAAAGCTTTATTAGTTTTTTTGAGTTCATCACGTACCAAAGGAAAGTTTACTTTCTTTTTGTAGTCGATGTGTCCTTCAGAAATTCCAAACATTGTTTTACCTTTTCCTTGCACCATTCTGGTTTAAGAAGATACACTATAATGCATATCAGGATTAAAACAAATTTACTTAATTTCACAAGAACCTCACCTCACGGCATACCAACAATCAAAGGAGTGATTGAATAGTTGGTGTTGAAATAATCAACGGCTTGGCTGCGTGAAAGAGATTTATCTTCCTGCAATCCTGATACCCATGCATTGTACAAAGAACAATTTACAAACTTTTCATACACAGTCTTGTCCAAAAACTTCTTTGCATCTTCGTAATTGTCAAAAATCTTTTCAATCGAGGTATCAATGCTGGTGATATCGTTTACGTTTACGGCAGTCACTGTCAAAGCAAGGCTCATTTGTGTTCTCCATATTAAAGATTGAGTAGAAAAAGTGGGGGGAATTTCTTCCCCCCTAGTTGTATCACGAAGCGTCAGCCATTTCAACTGCCTTCTCAAGAGCCACAACCTTGCGTTGGCGGTTCTGACCATACCATGCAGAAGCAAGGCGAGTGTCTTGGTTATGACCAAGAAGATGATCCGTAGAGTAGGTGACGGCATTAAATGCTTGCCACCAAGAACCCTTACCATACTCTGCACCGGGCTGCGTGTCAAGCACTTCCATGACTTGTTCTGCAGGGCGAGAAAGAACTTTCTTATCGTTCTTCTTGGTGCTGGTGAAGGGGAAGATCGTATTCAGATATGCAGTGAGGCTTTCCTCATTGAACTGACGTGAAGAAAGAAATTCTGCAGTTTCCTTGTACGAATCCATCTTCGTAGAAGCAATGCCCAAGGTCTTCTTTACCATATCGCCATTAAACTCCCGGCGATGATTGAGCCGTACACTAAGGTCACTGCTATTACCAAGAGCCAGAGTAAGAGTATTATTACAGACCACCCGAATCGGAGTAAAACGGATATCAATGCTTTTGCCATACTCATGAGGATTGCTAAAAAGCAGATAGCTATCAACACGATCACCACCAAGGATTTCAAAACTTTCCTTAACACGAGCCAAAGCCCAGACATTCTTGCCATCCTTAATGGAGCCAGCAGTGTGCATTTCCATATCGCCAGCCATGACAAAATCACGGAAGAATTCAAAAGCTTCGTGATTCTGAACAGGCTTCCAATCGTCAGAAACCATCGTCAAAATCTTGTCGTCAGAGGAACGAACCAAAGCCCGCTCTTCAGTCATGATCTTCTTCTTGCCACGGGTAATGAAGGTCGGAACCTTTTCTACCGTCCAATCGAGATCGGCTTCCTTGAGCATCTGAGCCGGGGTCAAATCTTGATGAACCCGCTTGCCAAGACCGTGCCAAGGAGTTTCGCCAGCGTAAGCCATTGTTTCAATCATGTGAGCCATTGTGTACCCTTTCAAGTTGGTCGAGTCATTGGCGACTCAATATAGACAATATACACTACTCAGATTTCTGGTCAACTGCTTTTTTCAATAAATCTTCTAATTTTTCAGAATTTTTGTATTGGTCTACGATTTTTTTTTGAGTAGTAAGCATAATTAGCTGCCCAGTATTGGAATATACCTGATATTTCCGATACTTATTTACTATCTCAAACTCAGCCATAGATTTCACTCATTTCTTGTATGAAAGATTTAGCTTCAGCCTCTGGAAGATAGTATGTAAGACAACGCTTAATGCCCTTCAGATACTTTTTGTTATGCTTAAGATCGGCAATAATCACATCTGTAAGATTTTGAGTACATTCGGCGTCCCTAATATTCATTAGTAACGTTTTGTAATCTTCCTTTATCGTATCTACAACTATCTGTTGAATTTGGTCATAAGTTAAGTTTACCATAGGCATTAGAATTTCTCCATATCTAACAAATTTGAATCTCGCATAGCACGAATTACGGCAAGTGCAATACCATAATCATTTCTTCCGGTGTCTTTTGCCCATTTCACTGCGGCAATACAACGTTCCACATCTTTTTCATCCATAGTCATTGATGTATCCACACATTTACCATCACCAACCCTTTTGAGATAGTCCATTCCACCATCAACAGAAATTTTTCCACAAGAACATGTAACATAATCGTGTCTGTGGGCAGACCAAATGCCTTCACCACACTCCAGACATTGTACACTATTTGAAATAATTCGTCTATTTTTCATGGTTTACTCTCTCATGCCGAAGATTTAAAATTTCTGATTATGATAATCAAAATCGGGCGGATCAATATTAACGATTTCGTTGTCTCTGTCAACAACATTTATAGGCATCCACACACCTCCTTCACGTTTGATCTGTATTTCGTGTCGAACGATTATCCATTCTTTTGTGCATGAATTATCAGACCAACCCCAGAAGTTAACTGCACGCATATCAGTAATCATTTTAATACCTTATATGATTAAATTTTGTTTATCAAGGGTTTGTGACGACATTTATCCCCGTGCCATTTGCCATAGTTTCCAGAATCTATTTTTTTATTACAATGAGGACACACCTTTGCATTTTTTTCTTGCCATACAGGATCAGACTTAGTTTTTAACATTTTTTCGTAAGATTTTTTACCAACTGTTTCTTTCCACACAGAATCAGCTTTAGTTTTTAACATTTTTTTAACAATTTGTTTGCCAACTGTCTCTTGCCATACAGGATCAGACCTAGTTTTTTTATATGATTCAATAGCCTTTTTACCAACCGTTTCTTGCCATACAGGATCAGACTTAGTTTTTAACATTTTTTCGTAAGATTTTTTACCAACTGTTTCTTTCCACACAGAATCAGCTTTAGTTTTTTTATATGATTCAATAGCCTTTTTACCAACCGTTTCTTGCCATACAGGATCAGACTTAGTTTTTGATATTTTTTCAATAGTTTTTTTACCAACTGTCTCTTTCCATGTAGGATCAGATATAGTTTTTAATCTTTCCTCTATAGTTTTTTTACCAACTGTTTCTTTCCATACAGGATCAGACCTAGTTTTTTTATATGATTCAATAGCTTTTTCACCTAGATATCCACCATCAACACCGTTTTCTATTGCTAGATTAGCCCATTCATTAGACTCAACTATATTGTTTTCAAAAGAAAATTTCATGGCTGCTTCAATGATAGAATCATCATAAAACCATTCAGAATTCCAGATGTGGATAGAAGTAGCATTATGTTTTTTTAGGTGCCTAACCCATCTAATACCAGAACCTTTATAGTTTTCAACATTTTGTAATGTAGATTTACCATAATATTTCAATTCGCAATGAGAACATTGCTTATAATAAAGTCTTGTGGGTTTTATTTTAAAATAATTATTTTCTGTCATATGTTTTACGTCTCACAATACATTCAAATTTCATCCTTCATAAACCCAATCTGGAGTGTCTTGAAACAGTCCTTCACCGTCATGATTCTTGCAAACCTTATTCGTACAGTAAAGCCACCAATCCCAATCAGCAGCATCTTTGTATTTGAGGAAATCCCCATTCACACATACATGCAAAACTTGCCAATCACAATCATGACAAAAGTATTTGTTTTTGAGACTAGTGTATTCTTTCATCTCAAAACTCTTTCCATGTATATGTAGAATGTTCGGTTTTGAACTTCACAGTCCAGTAACCTTCATCGTTGATTGACTCTTGAAGAATTTCAGTGATAGGAGATGTCTGCCACCAATCTTGCCCTGAATATGTACGACCACATGGCGAACTAACACGAATACCACATCCAACACGAGGATATGTTACATCGGGAATTGGCTTGTAGCTTTCAGCATCAAGGATTTCGCACATAAGACCGGAGTCACCAACACCATCACTATCACGTACCAATGAATACCTAATCATCACTTCACGCCTTGGATTGTCTAAACAAATTCAAATGCCACTTAATATCTTCTTTGCTTATGTTTGGATGAACAGTTTTCATATCCTTAATGAACTGCGTCTCGCTGATTTCTTTCTTCATCACTTCACCACTCCGGTCCAGTTGTCTTTTCGGTACGCTCATAGATATAGCTGAAGTCCACGCCTAATGCTGGAATAACCATCAGTTTCTCTGGCATTCCGTTCTGATCTTTATCGCCCAATGTACCATGAATGAACGGAATATTAGGAAACCTATCGGGCGACAAGTGTTGAAGAATGGTGGCTTGTGCGTCACACTTCTTGGTTAGGCGCTCAATCTCATCGGCTGCGTCTTTCGTGTCGCCAACGCTGGCGCTCAGTCCCGAAGCTAGATCCCGCCGCA